CGTTGTCATGGGACTCTGCGACCAGATAATTATTCTTTGATGGCCGTACAAGAAGAATATAAAGAAAAGATGATGAACCGTGTTGCATATAAACCAGCAATCACATTAGTTGGTTTGTCAGTTCCTAAGAATTTTTATGGCGCACTCAACAGCGGTAGGATTGCAGATGGTTTCCTAAATAGGTTTGTAGTTGTTGAATCAAATGAACCGAGAAGAGTTGGAGATCTAAAAAGGTTTACTGAGCCACCCATGAGTGTAGTTAACTGGGTTAATTACATACGCAGAGCAAAAGGCAATCTAACAGATGCTGGTAGAGATAACGCTGAGTTAGATATAAGTCAAACCGTATTAGAGTTTGATAAGCAATCAGAAGAATTATTACAAGACTTTGCAAGAGAGATCATCAAACGCCAAGACATTTTAGAAAAAGACAACCTTGAGCCTTTGTTGAGTAGATCTAAAGAAAAAGCTATGCGATTAGCTTTGCTTTGTACTTTAGCCTCTAGCGCTGACGCTACTAAGATTACAGCCGATATAACTAAGTGGGCGATAGATTACATCAGATATTACGATCTTATGTTTATTGAGGCTTGTAGGGACAAAGTAGCCAGTTCTGCAACAGAATCTAAGATAAAACAGGTTTTATCCTTTATTAGATCTAGAAACGGCGAAGGTATATCTAAAAGAGAGGTAGATAGACACGAATTATTTAGGAGTATGAAGTCATATGAAGTAAAAGAAATTATTGAAAGATTAAAGAATGCTGGAGAAATCCAGGAAATTGAAATTAAAGTTGGGGGTAAAGGTAGACCAGCCAAAAGGTTTGTTGCTGTAGATCCTAACTTCTTTGAGGAGTAATTATGAAAACACCATCATTAGAAAGCAGAGAAGATCAAAAACGAGAAGAACGAGTAGCAGGATTTTTAGAGGGCCTATGGGGTGTTAGCTGTCATAAGTTACCGCCTAGTTATTCTTTAGACTATTGGATAGAGTCGGCAGAAAAAAATTATTGGTGCGAAGTTAAATGTAGAACTTTTGCTTATGATAAGTATGAAACCATTATTATATCCACTAACAAACTTAGAAAAGGATCTTCATTTGCACTAGCAACCGGAGTGCCTTTTATTATTGTGTATGCTATGACTGACGGTATTTACATGCATGAATGGAGAAAACATTTCACCTATGATGTCAGAATGAACATAAGTGAAAACCCTACTTATGAAGAAGACAACGAGCCATACATACATATACCTGTAGAAGATTGGATCTGTTTGTCAGATAAACCGTTAGGTATGGATCGTAATGAAATAGGTTTCTGATGAGAAAGAATGGGCCAACAACCAAACTTACCAAAGAACAAGAGGCTTGGATGCAAAAACAAAAGTTATATGCAAGCCATCCTATCTATAATAATTATCTAATAAGAAAGATTTGTAATGACTTTGATGGGAAAGTAATTGAAGTAAACGGTAAAAGTATTATCCAAGCCTAGATGGTCTGCCAAATAGTTGCTCATCAAAGTCTAATCTATCTCTAGCCAAAGGATCTACAGTTGGCATTTCAATAGTTGGAACCTCTGGTAGAGGTATGTTTTGTGGTACAGGCGCTTGAGTTGAACGTAAATTTTGTCTTGCGTCTTGTTCTATATCTTCTACATCAGTAACTATTTGTTGCGCTGCTTTCTTTGTATCGTTAATTATTTCTTCGACACCTACTGCATCAATAGCCCCACTCATTATATCTCCAGCCAAAGCTCCAGCTTCTTCAGATGCCATACCAAGTTCCCTGACAAGAGTTTGTCTTATAGCTTGTTCTGTCATATCAAAAGATGTAATTAGTGAACCTTTATCTGTTTTAGCAAATGCAGCAACTACTCTAGGAGAGGCAAATAATTTTCTTGCTACTGCTAATCCCAAAACCGTAGGCAATACGGCTATTGGATTAAGGGCCAAGCTTGCACCAATACCAGCAGCAACTAATCCACCAGCTGCGCCTCCACGACCAGCTTCCTGTTTTGTTAAAGTATCTATAGTTTTTTGAAAGTTTTTTAAACCTTGTGTAAGTTCTTTACCAAACATAGCATCTAATGTTTCATCACCATATGAATCTAAAGCTGTTTTTAAATTTCCAGGTTTAAATAAATCTGTTATTCTGCCTTTACCGTTAATGTCTATAGATTTAGATAAAAGTTTTTGCATGCTTGCTTGCTGTATGCTAGTAAATACTTCATCACTTACGGTATCTTTTAAAATTTGTATGTTTGCATTAGCGTTTGGTCTAAAGATTATATTAACCGTCTCATCAATTCCTTTTAACGGTAAGTCAGATATAGCTCTGTTAGCTTCTAATTTCAATCTATCTTCGGATGCTTTTGCTAGTTGTTTTAATCCCTGAACAAAAGCTAAACCTTGATTACTTGCATTCAAACCTATTTTTCTATTTGGATTTGTAAAGTCTGCTACCAAGTTTTTAATATCTTGAGGTTTTAATCGTGGATTAATTTTATTAATTTGATCTATAGTCACCCTTACTAAATCAGCAGTATTTCTGTTAGTGGCACTATCGGTAAACAAAGAATCTAACTTACCAGGATAGTCTCTTTCAAATTTTTTAATCTCTCTTGCAAATTGGGTAAAGTTTATTGATTCATCTACAACATCTGTAGAGGCTCTGAATGCATCATTAAACAATCTTTGTTTTATTTGTGCTTTTAATCTTGCCTCTGTATTACCAACCTTGCCTGCTTTTTTTAAGTATTCGTCATACTGATTAAGAGCTTTAAATATGTCATCTAACTCAGATTTATCTCCGTTTAAAATTACTTTCTTATAAATTTCATCTGCATCAAAAGCGCCTTTTTGTGAATTAGATATAATTTTTTTAATCTCTAATCTATCAAACGGAGCCATTCTTTCAGCAGCTATTCTATTTGCAATTCTTAGCTGTTCTATCGCATTATTAATGTCTCCTAATGCATTTGAAGTTTCATCTGTGAGTGCCATTTCATCTCCAAATGCATTAGGATTAAGCTCTTTGTTTCTTTTTAAAGTTTTTGCCAATTGAACATTAAAGTTTGTTACGCTATCAACTTCCAATTGAGTAAGGATGCTATTTGGCGCTCCTGCTGGAACAAAATATTCGCCATTTTGTTTTACTCTTGAATCATCTAGCTTGCGCATTATTTCAATAATAACTTTTCGTTCTGGACTTGCTTCAAGTGTATCTCTCGAAAGAGTATTTAGTTTTGAATAAGCATTTCTTATATGAGATAAAGATACTAAATTTGGATTACCAAATTCGTCTATTGGATTAGCAACATCTTTTCTTAATTGTAAAAGAGCTTGTTCTATTTTGGAAACTATACCTCCATCTAGCTCATCTCTATTATTTACACCCCAAAAATAATCTGCATCTTTATGCTGTTTAATTAATTTAAGAGATTCATCAACATTATCATATATAACATTACGAATAATTCTGTCAGCTGTTTGTGCTTTTGCAAGCTCTATTCCTGTTTTACCTTCGGTAGAAACCATATCATTAAAAAGTCTATCAACACCTCTATACTTTTTACCAAGATCTATTGTTACTTCTCTTCTTGCTTTTGATAAATTTTCTTTAAGTTGATCGCTCAAAACTCTTCTAGTTGGAGCATCTCCATAATTACCAACCTCTATAGCATCATCTACCACTTCGTCTAACATTTTTTTAAGCTGTTGAGTAACACTTTTTTCTTTTAACCGTAATGCTTGCAAACTTGCTTGTACTTGCTCATCCAAAGATCCTTTTGTTGCATCAGATATAGATTTTTGCAGCAAGGCATTTTCACCACCAATTTCTTTTAAAAGGTTGTCTATTTCAAGCCTTAAAAAACCAGCAGTTTCTTTGTCTCTAGTATTACCAAGCACTTGCTCAGATATATCTTGTAGTCTTCCAGGAAGTTTTCTTCCTAATGTTGCCTGAGATGCTAAACCTTTAAAATCAAATTGTTTTACTCTACCATCTCTAATTGCTTTAGCAATTTGTCTTTCGCTAGCCTCTTTGCCTAAACTTGCATCTAATTTTAAAATGTCGGTAGCAGATCTACCTTTCGCCATTTGTCTGTTCAATCTTAAATCTTCAACAGGAGCATTCTTGCCTAGAAACAATTTAAATCCCATACCAATAAGTTCACCAACACCTTGACCAATAGAGCCAAACAGAAATTCACCACCAAACAAATTTTTTAATTCGTCTCTTTCTTGAAGTTGGAAACCTTCTTGATAGTCTAACGCCTCTTCCGCAGCTTTTCCCGTAGATGAACCTACACCAGCGGCTACCATTCTAGCTATTCTAGATCTACCGCCAAATAAAGAAGTTAAGCCTTTAATAATTCTTAATTGCGGAGACATAAGAGCAATAGCCCCTGTTATAGGTCCAGCTATTCCTGCAAAATCTGCAAGATCTCCGGTTTTTAACCCAAAGTCATTTTCATCAATTACAGTATTTAACGGTATTCTAGAACCGTCAGTTAGTGTTCTGTATTGAATTGGTAAGCCTAACTCTTCTAAACCTGCAGGTTTTATTGCGACTTGGCCCTTTGTATTTCTTGTAAATCCTGAAGATCCTACAAAGTTGGATAATACTTGATCTTGTTCAGTTGGAGTTTCTGCTCTAGCTAACTGCGCTCTAAGATTTCTAAGCACGCCCTCTCTTTCAGTACCTTTGTCTATTTGCCTTTCAAATTTACCTTTTACTCCAGTCTCGTAATCAAAATTTAATTTGTCAAAAAATGGAGATACAGCACCAGATGCTATAGTGGCTTTTACTTTCTTCTTTGCCTCTTCCTCTGTATCTGCATCTACAAACTCAAAGAGATCATCAGTAATATTTACTTTATACCTTGGCATTATGTAGCTAAAGTGGTTTCTATGTAACCTGTTGCAGTATCACCAAGTTGATAATTTTCTATATTTTTAAAATTGAAATTTATAATTCTTTCTATTAAAGGTAAATTAATAGATATAACTTGAGATGGATAGCCAGCTTCGCTTAGTGCATTAGCTCTATTAACAATAGTATTTTGTTCTTTTCTCATACTCTCAATAATATTTGCTCTACTATTTTCAAGTTTCTTTCTTAATTCTGCAGGCGTTGTAAATACGTTTACACTACCAAATATTTTAGCAACTATATCCCTATCAAGGTTTGAAATAGTTTTACCAGATTCTCCCAAAATATCTCTTACAGATCTTTGGGCTGTAACATCTAAAATTAATTGAGTTCTTTTAGCTGCTGATAGCTTGTTCCATTCTTTCTCACCCATGCCGGCAGCAGCCCTTAAATCTTCACTTACTTTTGTTATAAAACCTCTCACACCAAAAGCATTAGGATCATTTATGTCTTCATTTACAATTTTATTAATGTCGCTAATAATTCTTTCATCTTCATCAAAATCTCTTAAAGATTGAGCAAGAGTATCTTCAAATTCAACATAGTTTTTAATTTTATCTTTATCATATGCTCCAGCTGCTTCCGCATCTAATTTTGCTTCAGCTTTAGCAAGTTTTAGTTTAGATGCAAAATCTCTTTGCTCTTGCTCCTCCATTAACTCTCTAGCTGCTCTTTCTTCAGCAGCCTTAGCTGCACCAGATGCAAGACCCTCACCAAACTGTCCCGTTCTTACAAGCTCACCACCTACGTTTCTAATAAAGTTTAAGAATCTATCAGAACCAAAAAATCCTGGTTGTGCTAATTTTTGACTTACAGAATCAGGTGGTGTTTTTGGAGTTTCTTCTTCTTTCAAAATAGTTGTATCAGTTATGGGCCTTTCAATATTTGGGAGTTTTGGCGTTGCCGCTGCATCAACAATATTTTTTAACTCGTCATCTTCTAAACCGTCAAACTTTTCTTCAACCTCTGCTTTTGATTCATCAGTTGTTTTGTCTGTATTAACGATTATTTCTGCTGGTGTAATTTCTTGTAATAAATTATTTATTTCTTCATTTTGAGATAGTCTGCCTTCAG